GCAAACAAACGGCTCAGCTGGTAATGATTACGCGCTCGGAACTGTTTCTGCGATACTGGATCCGCAGGCCTATTTAGCAAGTGCATCCAATACAAGCGTTACAGAAGGAGGTACTCAGGAAGAAACAGACGACCAATTGCGAGACAGAATCAAATTAGCTCCCAACGCATTTTCCACGGCCGGACCTTACAAAGCTTATGAATTTTGGGCAAAAAGTGCATCGCCATTAATTATCGATGTTTCTGTAACAAACAGGCATTATAAAGATGGAGACACAATTCCAGCAGGAAAATCTATTGGAGACGTAATTCCGGGAACTGTCGAGGTATTCCCTTTAGTTGAAGGATTAGCGGTTACGCCTTCCGAAATATTGGAAGCAGTAGACGCTGTTTTAAATGCCGACAGAATCCGTCCATTAAACGACATTGTTTACGTAACTTCGCCCGATGCAGTCAATACTACTATAGAAGTGGATTTGACGCTTTATGAAGGTGCAGTTCAGTCTGACATTGTTCCGGTAGTGGAAGCCGCTCTGCAATCATTCAGAGATGGGAGACGGAAGTTATTAGGACAGGACATCGTATTGAATCAAATTATAAAACTAGCCATTGTGGATGGTGTTTATGATGCAGAGGTAACGAGTCCTGCAACTGATTTGATAATTTCGGAAACGGAATTCGCAAACATTACCGACATAATTGTTAACGTCGTAGGGACTAATCCAGGCTAAAAAATGGCGCAACAAGAAAACAACATATTAGCTGATTCAATCTCCGGAGTTCCGCACTTAGCTGCTTTTGACAAAGTGGCTTTCACGCGCATGAATTCTGTCGAGATTGATTCGCTTCTGGTTTATATTATTGACACAGTTCCAGCTTCGGCTTTGTCTACTTTGGCCGATCAGTTCGACGTTTTGGGGTTCAGAGGTTACGGATTAGCAACTACTGACGAGCAACGCAGAACTATTATAAAACAGGCAATTGAATTGAAGCGATACAGAGGGACTGTTTGGGCAATAAAACAGGCAATGATTAATGTCGGTTATACAGATGCGGTTTTAGTCGAAGGCGTGGACACTGGAGACCCCGACACAGACTGGGCAAGATTCAAAATAGAATCCGATTTGGGAGATACTATCGGAGTGGATGGCATTTCTCAGTCTGATTTAGCAAAATTGGTTAGGGAATACAAGCCTCAGCGTTCAGTACTTGAAGGAGTTTCGTATAGAATCGTTATTTCGGATATATTGCCGACTCTTCAGGACGATTTATATTTAACTTATGAATCCGCGCCTATGGATGACGATTTAGGATATTTTGCCAGATTTTTAGACGGCTCATTTAATATGGACGGATCTGTCAAAATGATAGAATCACACGATACATTAGTTATTAATATTCAAAACGCATAAAATGAAAGATTCAATAAATTTAAAAGGTGTTTTTGTGCTTCATGTAATATGCGCTCTTACAGGTGAAATTCTTGAAAAATACGAAGATCTTAATTTGGTAGTCAATAATGGACGTTCCGCTGTTATGACGTTGTTAGGTTCTGCAGCTTCGGCTAAACAGATCACTAAGTTATCTGTAGGAACGAATGGAACCGCTCCGAACGGGTCAGACACGGCAATAACCGGAGCTTTTACAAAAGCACTTGGAGCTGTGACCTATCCTACAGCTTCGTCTGTTCGATTCGACTGGACTTTAGGAGCTGGAGAAGCTAACGGAATCGCGATTAGAGAGTTTGGTTTGTTGTGTACAGACAACACTTTATTTGCTCGAAAAGTTAGAGAAGTAATTAACAAAAATTCAGACATCATTTTAAATGGTTACTGGACAATATCCTTTTAATTATGGCAAATTTACCAGAAGTAAGTGAATTCACCGCTGGAGTTTATCAGTGGGAAGTAACGGATCCGGCAGAAGCTGGTCCGGACGGAATTATGAACGTGCCTTTAAAAGCCTTGGCGAATCGTACCAAGTGGCTAAAAGATAATGCATTGAAATATATGCCTCGTGAATTAAAATGGATTGCAGGAGTAAATCAAACATTCATTAATGACAATTTCCCAGGAGGCGCTGGAGTTGCTGGAATTTATGCCGGATGGTTCGTTGCCAACGGAGCGAACGGAACTGACGATATGGGAGGAAAGGTTGCTATCGGTCAGGGAAACGGTTATGCAGTAGGAGCTTCTGGAGGATCAAAAGACGCTGTAGTGGTTGCGCATACACATGCAACAGTAGCAGATTACGCTAATGCGGAAAATTTGCCAGGTACCGCACTTACCGCCAACAATGCTGTTGCTAAAGTAAAGCAAAACGATGGAGATTTAAAATATAACTTAGTACCTGCATTAAGTGGAACCGTGGCTACTGTTGGTAAATCTGGAGAGACTGGGGTGTCGGGAGCCGACAAGAACATGCAGCCTTACAGAGTTGTTTTGTGTATTCAATTTTTAGGAACTTAATTTTATTAAAATGGCAGATGTAAAAAAATTATCTCCGCTCGTTTCCAAATGGGAAGGCGGTTTTGTTAATGATAAAACGGATAAAGGGGGAGCTACTAACATGGGCATTACTTTAAAAACATGGAAGTCCATAGGGTACGATAAAGACGGAGACGGGGACATAGACGCGAACGACGTCCGTTTGTTAACTAAAGAAGATTTTCATCCGGTTTTAAAGCAATACTGGAACAGATGGCAAGCCGACAATATAAAAAATCAAAGTGTCGCTAACATTTTGGTGGATTGGGTTTGGACTTCTGGAAAATGGGGAATCGTTATCCCTCAAAGAATATTGGGTTTGTCTGACGACGGTATAGTGGGTCCGAAAACTTTGGTCGCGGTTAACTTCGTGGACCAGGAGGAATTTTTCGAGAAAGTATATAACGCTAAACAGAAATTTTTCGAAGAAATCGCGGAGAATTCATTAAAGGAATTCGAAAAAAAGATTAAGAGAAAAGCAACTGAAAAAGAAAAAATGACTTACACGCAGTATCGATTTTTAGAAGGATGGCTCAACAGGCTAAAAGATTTTAAGTTTAAGGAATAATATATTTTTGTTTTTTTTATTTTTACCTCCTACGGGAGGTTTTTTTATGCACAAAAAAAGCGATCCTGAGACCGCTTTTAATGATTACTAACCAAAACCATATTTATTTGAAGATAAAATGATTGTGTAAATATATTAAATAATATATTAAAAATCGTCGTCTTCTTCTATTTTTTCTGTTACTGGTTCAAAATTAGAATCTTCTGTCTGACTGACGTTTTCGAAATTGGTTTCTATGTCGTTAACAGCCTCCGGATCTACTTCCTCATACTCTGCATAATTATCGCCTTGGCTTGCGTTTTCTGGATTTATTTTTGAATTCAGATTATTGATTTTATCTAAATTTGTTGTAGGCTCGTAACCGATGTCTATAATTTCGTCAGAGGTTTGAACACCAGCTAATACTTCCGGGCAAAACACACGACAAAAGAAAGTTGCTGCTCTGTACATTAACATTTGCTCTGGCATTGTAACCCACTTAGAGCCGTTTTTCGTTAACCATCCTTCTGCCTTGGCTAATTCCATCGAGACAAGCGTTCCGCGGAGTTCTTTTCCGTTCGACTTCTTAGTGGCTATAGCATAGCAGGACTGTCTGTCGGTAGAAAAAACAAACTCCAAAGAGTCCGTGAATAATCCGGAAGAATTAACTTTGTTGATCACATACTCCGATTTCCATCCTACGGATCCCTTAACGATTTGCATGTTCTGCATAACCTCCAAAACAGAGATTCCGATTCTATGACTCATTTCCATAGCTACCATGCAGTTAGGAATGTTATTCCTGTAGGCTTCTGGTACCATAGTGGACTTTTGGAGTGGCATAACCATACGTTGCGCCTGTTCGAATAAGTCCATACTTCCGAATACTGAGACGGAAGTTTTATTTAATGCTTGTAAAGCGTTTTCGTTGCTCATGTTTTTTGATTATTATAAACTGTTAATAATTAAAATGGTAAATCGTCCGGCTCGTCCTCAAATGACTGCTGCGCAGGAGCCTGATTTTTCGGCATTGTTTGCGTGTTTCCAGGCGCGGGAGGTGTAGCGTTTTGTGTAGGCTGTACGCTCGAAATTCTCCATCCCTGAATATCATTAAAATATTTGGTTTCGCCCTGTGGATTAACCCACTCACGACCTCTTAAATTGATGGATACGTTAACCTCGTTTCCTACTTGGTAGTTATTCAATAAATCGCATTTATCCTGAGTAAAATTTATTAAAATATGCTGCGGATATTGCTCTTCAGTTGTAACTACTAACTCTCTCTTTTGAAACGAAGCGGTCACGCTGACCATTTCTCCGATGTGTTTAATTCTTCCTTTTACTTCCATAGTTTTGGTACGTTTTTTACCCGTCGGTTTTAGTTTTTAATTGGTTGTATGATTCTGAGTCCTTCAGGCGATTTTAATCTACTCAAAGCGACGTATAGCTGCCCTTCGACGAAACAAGGCAAACTGAGGTCAATTGTCGCGTTCTCGAACGTTAATCCTTGCGACTTGTGAATGGTGAGCGCATAAGCTAATTTAAAAGGGTACTGTTTGATACTTCCGATTTCCTTTAGCTGCAAAACATTGTCTTCTTCATTCAAAACATACTCTTTTTTGGATAACTCCATAATTTCGAGCAAATACCGAATTTCGTTTACTTCAATAAAATATTTGTCAAATCCGTTGGAATCGGTTTCCTGTCTAAAAACCCCCATCGTACCGTTAACCAGATTGTTGTTTTTTGAATTCATTAAATACATAATCTTACATCCGTCTTTAACCTGGATCTCAGATTCCATGTTGAAATCGGAGGCTTTGACGTTATCCGTTACGATTGCTTTAAGAGTGTATTTTTTGCCCTCTTGTCTTTCCAGTCCTTCCATGTTATATCGGTTAACTGTAGAGTTGTGAGGAGCTAAAATTACACCGTGAGCCTCGTCACTGAAAAACTTACGGAAATAAGGTGCTTTTTGACCTTCTCTCACGATGTTTAAGTTTTCGATAAACTCAGTATCCGTTTGTCGTTGCATTTCGACCAAATCCACTTCCAGGACGTTAAGCTGTTTGAATATTTTAGCGTTATAAAATTCTACTCCATCGTAAGTACCTAACATAACACTTTTCATGTTATCGTCGGCAACGGCTTTTAATTGCTTCATATCTCCGATAAAAATAACCTGTTTCGATTGAAGGCCGGAGCATCCGTTTTTTATCAGTGTCCAGTTCAGGGCATCCAGTAAATCCGCTCTTAGCATAGAAACCTCATCAATCACGATAACGTCTGCTGCGTCCAGTACTCTCCGCTTTTCTGATTTAAGGAAATTACAAGTCTCAAAAGTCAGCATTCCGTGAGGAGATAGTCCAAAAGTAGAATGAAGCGTAGCGCCTCCGATGTTTGTCGCTGCGATTCCGGTCGGTGCCATTACGATTACTTTTTTTCGCCTGTCCTCCAAAGCCTTAACGACTAACTTCGTGACCCAAGTTTTACCGGTCCCGGCTTTCCCTTTTAGCCAAACGTTTTGCCCGAGCATGGCCGCGTCAAAAAATATCTGTTGTGATTTTGATAAACTCATTTTTCGTTTAATTTATAAATAAATAAATAGGTTATCAAAATAACTAGCACAAGAGAGACTATTGCAGTCTCGTCCGGATAGTCGTGCATAGCACTTAAAAAACTCTCTCATGTTATTGATTTTTAAACGCCCAATCCGGTAATGAAACAGGAGTAGCTGTTGGTTTAAAGCCTGGCCAATTATCCGATTTTAAGCATTCCATGAATAAGGCGCAGTTGTCTAAATAAATCGATCTTCCTAAACTGATCGACCTCTCATCCAGATACAAAATGCTGATTTTAAAAGGCGCATTTCTTTCGACATTCACAAATAAAAACCCGTCTTTTGGTCGGTTCGTATTTGCGTAGCCATCCAACTGGATAGCAGCTCTTTTGTGGTTCTTGAAATTCAAAGAATCCTTAGCAAACTGCGTTTCCGATGCGTCACTAGTCGTAGTCAAGTGAACAATCAAATTATTGTTTAAGTCCGACCAATGGGATTTGAATTTAACAACAGCTCCGGAAATTTCTTCCTCAAATTCGACAAACTCATACGCAATGCCATTGGCAAAAATTAACTTAAGCATTGGATGTTTGTCTACCTCAGCTTTCATTTTTAAAATGGTATCGTATTTATCCGGATATTTCGAGGAGGAAGAAATCATTATTTGATTATTTTCCCGAATTGAAGTTTCTAAAGCGGCAAACTCCGCCTTTCCTACATTGCTCCGTCTATTAATTGTAGGTTGACCGACATATTTCTGATTAAATATTTCAGGAGTCAAAACCGCACATCGAAACGCCTCGTCGAATTCTGTTTTCTCGTCTGCTTCGTACTCCGGTTTGTTTGGACTTCGGAAATGAAACCAATAATCTAGCGGACTGGACTCGATTTTGTCAAGTCCGGTTTTTGTTATGACATTTTCTTTATTCATAACTAAGAGTCTTTTATCATTTTGTAACCCACGCAAGCGGTAAATAATCCAGAAACAATTCCAGACCATCCTAAAAAGCTGTTATTGTTAAAAACTTCAATAATAGCGAACCATACCTCTATACCGAACACGATAACCATTAAGGCACCGAGTATTATCATGTGTTTTTCCATAGCTTACTTTGGTACGCAGTACCCGATAAAATTACGATCTTTG